CTGCGCCTCCCGCTGCGCCGCCTGCAGAGACGCCTGCTAGGCCCCGCACTGCGCAACTTGAAGTACCTAGACTTAGTGGGGTGCCGCCCGATTTCGTCATGGAAGAAGAGGCGACTGCACCCCCTGCTGCACCCCCTGCTGGTCCGCCACCGGCAGCGCTCGCCGAGGCTGTAGATATCCTGAACCGCATTGACGCTGGAACTAGCTTTACTGCGGACAAGCTGCGAAGGGTAGCAAAGAACCTGGGGCTGGCTACGCCGGAAAACGCCGGCAGCATCACGCTGCTCAGCCAGATCCGCCAAGCGGTGGCAGATGCACAAACGGCGACTACGCCTCCCGCTGCGCCTCCTGCTCAGCCTCCCGCTGCGCCTCCTGCTCAGCCTCCCGCTGGTCCGCCTGCTGGTCCGCCTGCTGGTCCGCCTGCTGGTCCGTCGGCAACGGATCAAATACTTGAGTCTACTTCGCCAAGTGTGCGTGGCATCGCAGGCAGGGCGCTCGACGCCATTCGCAACTCCGCTGCATGGTCTTTAACCAAAGACGCGGTAATGCTGACCAGCTACATCGTCGACAATTTGAAGAAAATCGCACCTGCTGTTGGCCGGCACGCGGAACGCCTTATGCGGCTCGACGGACAGCGTAACGGCATCAATGCCAACGAACTGCGCTTGGCTGACGGCATATTGCAGCCGTTCAAAACGCTTTCTGATACCGAGTTCGAGTCGGCGATGAAGTTTATGCGGGAGTCTACGCTGGCAAATGAGTGGGGGTTCCCCCCTGCGCATGACCCCAGTTTGTATGACCCGCAGAGCCCAACTGCACAGGCGTTCGCGCAGCTTCCTGCGCCGGCGCAGAACGCGATCGAAGCGGCGTTTACGCATCAGTACGAACAAGGGCAAAAGAAGATTTCGTTGGTAGCCGACAACATCAACGAGTTGGAGAAAAACCCAGCACTGCAAAACAAAGAGGGCTGGGAAGAGCAGATTCAGATGCTCAAAGAAAACTTGCAGTCGATGCGAGAAGCCTTGTCCGGCCCGTATATCTCGCTGCAGGCTATCGGCAAGTACATCATCGTTGGTAAATCAGAAGAGTACCGAACACTTGAATCTGCCATCGCGGATAAAGATGTCGAGTCGCTAGGCTTCGATTCAATTGCCGAAGCGAAGCGGGAACTGGAGGCGATGAAGTCTGACGCTGACCACTTCGCGGTTGCGCCAGCAGACAGTCAGCGTGAAGCTCAGGCGGTCGAGAAAAAGTATCGGGAGCGATTCCAAGACTACACGACGCCAAACTTGTGGCACGAAAAGAACCAGAGCGTATTCACTTCTCTGGTGCCAATAGAAGCGGTCGCCGCGCTTCGAGAGCGTCTGCTTTCTGAAGGTGCGCGCAACCCTGATGCGCAACTGACTTCGCAACTGCTCGCCGCGATCGACGAGTTGTACATTCGGTCGTTGGTTACCAGTGCTAGGAAAGCTGAACTGCGTCGCTACGGTTCGACGGATCTGACGCCAGACGGCATTTTCCGTGCGATGAGCGCGCAGATGATCGCCGACGCGCACCACATCGCCAACCTGCAGACCAATAAAGACGGCGCAGCGGCAGCCCAGCAGATGCTGGACGAGGCGCGCAAAGTCGGTGGTGACGTGGAGCGCACCGCAACGGAAATTTACGAGCGGTACCAAAACAGCTACACCTACGAAGCCAACCCGTTTGCGTCTGGGATTATGAACACCACGGCGCATATGCTTCTGCTTACCAAGCCCGCGTACTATCTGTACAACGCCACGCAGGTTCCGCTTTATGTTATCCCTAAGCTTATGGAGTATTTCCGAGTAAGGGATGCATGGCCCACTGTCTGGCGAAGCTACAAAAGCATACTTTCCGTTATGCGGGGTAGTGATCCGCTGTCGTTCAAGACGCTTGATAACGACTTGAACCAACGGACTGCGCTTATCCGGTTCCGCGATGAAGGGCAGTTGACCAACACAATGATGGTCATCGATGCTGGCGGGGAGACAGTCGCCAGAGGGCGCGGCGCGAAAGACAAAGCCATGAAAGTGCTTAACGTCTTGCGATCGGCTGCGGCAAACCTCGAATTGTTGAACAGAGCGGTGACGTTCCAGTCCGCGTATGAACTTGGCGTCAAGCAGCAGATCTCCAGCGCAGACTTCGCGAACCTCAAGTCGCAGGCTGCTGACACCAACCTGACAGACGATCAGAGGAACGCAGCGCGCAGTCAGATAAACGCCATAACCAGTGCAGCCTACGAGAGGGCATTCCGGTTAACGAAAGAAACGCAGATCGACTATGGCAGCATGGAGCGCCCGTCCCTTATCGGTAAGACGAACGCACGGCGGGTCATTTTCCAGTTCCGCATGTTCCAGCTTGGACAGGCAGCGCTGCTCATCCGCACCGTCAAAAACTCTGGGCTGTCTACCCCTGAGAAGCGGGCAGCACTGCGCAGTCTGACGTTTTTGCTTGGGCACCACGCCGTTGTCGCTGGTGCTTGGGGCTTGCCCGCTATGTCGACGATCGCGTTTGTACTGAACGCGGCGCTAAGCGATGATGAGCCCTATGACATGGAATCCAGTCTACGGGAAGTGTTTGGCACTGGGCCAATGAGTGACTTGCTCATGTATGGGGCTCCTGCAGCGCTGTTTGGCGCGAACGTCTCGCAGAACCTGGGTATGGGGCAGACGTTCAGCTTGGTGCCGTTTGCGGACCTGACGCCGGATAGAGAGGGCGCAGAAGAATTGGTGCTGAACGGACTAGGCCCATCCGTTGGGCTTTTTTTGCAGGCTGCTAACGCTGCTGGACGCTTAAAGAACGACGACTACTATGGGTTTATAGCTGGCATGATGCCGGGCGGTATTAAGACTGCGCTTCAGGCGTTCCAAGAATCTAGCGAAGGCGTACTGAATGCGCGGGGCGATACGCTGATATCGCCGGAAGAAGTCACGACAGGGGACTCCATTCTGCGGTCGCTGGGTTTCACGACGCAGCGTGACTACGTTCGTCGGTTGGTTCGCTCGAAAACGGTTGCGTTTGAAACGCATTTCGACTCACGCACTTCGCAACTCAAAAATCGGTACGTCCGAGCCTTTGAGGCGAAGGACCGCGAAGAGATGAAAGCACTGCGAGACGAGTGGCGTGAATTACAGGACATCAAAGTAGACTATGGATTCCGCCGTCAACCTCTGACAAACTTGTTAAAAGAGCCGCAAGAGAAACGAAAACGTGAGCGCGAAACTGCAGGTGGCGTGCAGTACGATTCCGCCACGAGGCGGTTGGTGCTTGAATCTCTTGGCGAGCGGGCCGGGTACGCACGGGGTGGGTTGATACCACCAAGCATGCGATAGTAAGCGAAAGGAGCTTGTTATGAGCGTAGAAGTAGATCCGAAAGACTGGTGGAAAAGCCGTACGGTTATCGCGAACCTCGCGGCCATCATTGTTGTAGGCATGACCGCTGCTGGGTTCGATGTCGAAGTCGGTGTAGTCGAAGTCGTCATCATAACTGTGATGAACATTGGACTTCGGTTTGCCACTAAAGCGCCTGTAAAGCTGTGAACTGGGCTCCGGTAGTATTTCTAGTGCTATCGGCGTTCGTTTTGTTCGCAGTGTGGGTACTGGCGCGAGCTTCGGCTCGTTCTGATACTGCGCTGGATGCCGTGCGTCGAGAGCAAGACGAACGAAAAGAAGCCGACAAGATACGTCGTGATTTGGAGCGTGAGCCTGATCCTGTGGAGAAGCTGCGCGACAAGTGGTCGAGAGATTGACTTTGAATTGTTAGGAGAAAGGCATCATGCCGAATGGTCCGTCCGTTAAAAACATCCGTAAGCCGAAAGCCTCTGTCCAACCGAAGTCCACTGGTGGCGCAACTATGGCTATGCGCGGTAGTCGCTCAAAAATGGGAAGCGCAAAACCCGAGTCGATGATGGATGAAATGCCTGCGGTTAAGACTAAAAGCGGCAAGAAGAACGCCACCAAAACTGGTCGTAAGTTCCCTATGGGAATGAAGAAGTAGGCAACGGCGTATGAAGCAGCGTGTAGCACTGGTCGGACTGCTGGGGCTCCTTCTGAGCGCTTGCGCGACGGGGGGACGCGAGACTGACTTTTGCATAATTGCGCAGCCAGTTCTCGTGTCCAAGACAGATACGCTGACGGAAGAGACGGCGCGGCAGATCTTAGCTCACAATGAAGTGGGCCGGGCGTTGTGCGGTTGGTGATCGATACAGTAACTTTGGAGTGACTCATGGGTAAGCAGACTAACTACAGCCCGACATTTCCCATGTTTCCGGGCGGTGCTGCCACGTTTTCAAATAGCGATACCGTTAACCTCCCCACGCCGTCCGTGATCTATGTCGGAAGCGGCGGTAACGTGAAAGTCACCACTGCTCAAGGCGATGACGTGACGTTTGTTGGCGTGCTGTCCGGCTCCGTTGTGCCCGTACAGGTAATCCGTGTTTGGTCAACGGGCACGTCTGCGACTAACCTGCTGCGGATCTACTAGCCATGTCTTTCGGCTTCGCTTTCTCGCTTCCCGCCTACGGCACTTGGGGCTCGTCGGAGGTTTCTCCGATAGAACTGTTCGCCAATGGCGAGCAGGGTTTGTGGTACGACCCCACCGACATCACGACGCTTTATCAGGATGCTTCGGGGACAACGCCGGTCACCGCTGCTGGGCAGCGCGTTGGGCGCATCTTAGACCGCAGCGGAAATAACAATTACGCCAGCCAAGGCACCGTATCATTTCAGCCGTTTTATCAGGTCGGCCCAGCCCGCCTGACCATTGACCGCGTAGACGACCGTTTGGTTGTGACCGTGCCTGTCGGCGGCTTTGTTGGGACCATGATCCTCTCGACCCCAGAGGGCACCGCAGCATACGGCGTCAACATCCCAGCAGGTTCATACGACATCGGCGGGCAAGGCGGCACACGTTTCCCCGGCTCGGCCATCACAGGCCAACTGATCCGAGACGGCGCACTGACGGATTCCCAGATCGCGCAGACCATCAACTGGATGCGAGCGCGGGGCGGCGGACTAAATTATGGATCAGTTAGCAGTTTCTCCGGTTATTGGCGAGATCAGACGCGAATCACTACGTTTCCGTTAGTAGACACGTCAGGCGGCACAAATTTCGCGAATGCGTGGCGCACTTGCAGTAGTCTAAGCTCTTTTCCGTTGCTCAATGTGTCAAATGGCACGTCTTTTCAAGGCGCTTGGCTAGGATGCTCTAGCCTAACGTCGTTTCCGTTGTTAGATTTATCAAGCGCGACAAACTTTGAATCGGCATGGTCTGGATGCATAAATCTAACTTCGCTACCGTTGCTCAATGTGTCAAACGGAACAAATTTTGCTGTTTCTTGGGACAATTGCTTTTCACTGACTGCATTTCCTCAACTCGATGTTTCAGCCGGAACAACTTTTGCTTTTTCGTGGCGCACTTGCAGTAGTCTAAGCTCTTTTCCGTTGCTCAATGTGTCAAATGGCACGACCTTTCAGAGCGCATGGCAAAACTGCACCGGCCTCACGTCGTTTCCTGCGCTGGATATGAGCAGCGGCACCAACTTCACATCCACATGGCAAGGCTGCACCGGCCTAACATCGTTTCCTGCCGGCATTGATATATCAAGCGGAACAAACTTTTCAAACACATGGAACGGATGCACCGGCCTCACGTCGTTTCCGTTGCTGGACACGTCAAGCGGCACCAGCTTTGGTGGCGCGTGGGCAAACTGCACCGGATTGACGTCGTTTCCTTTGTTGGACACGTCAAGCAGCACAACTTTTGTATATACATGGCTCGGCTGCGTTAGTCTTACAAGTTTCCCGTTGCTAGACACGTCAAGCTGCACCAACTTTTTGGGTACATGGAATGATTGTTCTTCTTTGACTAGTTTTCCGCTTATTGACACAAGCAGCGGCACAAATTTTAATTCTTCTTGGTATGAGTGTGAAAACCTTATTAACTTCCCGTTGATAGATACTAGCGCAGGCACAAGTTTTGTTGCGACATGGATGAGATGCCGCGATCTTACCAGCATCCCTGCTCTTGATCTTAGCAGCGGAACAAATTTTCAACAGGCTTTTCAGGAATGCGAAAACATTACAAGTTTTGGCCCGTTGGACATGAGCAGCGGGACAAATTTTGCCAACACTTGGCGGCGATGCTATGACCTGACTAGTTTTCCCGCCGTCAATTTCAGCAGCGGCACAACCTTTGCTGGAGCATGGCAAGAATGCACCAGCCTAGCCACATTTCCGGCCAATATGTTTGACACCGTGACGGCCACCAATTTCACAAACGCATTTCTGAACACCAACCTGAGCCAGACCAGCATCGACAACATCCTAGTCAGCATCGAGACGGCTGGCACCAGCAACGGGACGTTTAATCAGTCGGGCGGTAGTGCGCCGTCAGCGACCGGCGAGGCCGCGATTGATGCACTGCGGGCGAGGGGCTGGACTGTCGTGGTGACCGGAGGGTACTAATCATGCTCAGTTGCGTACTCATCCTCCCTATCGATCAGGTCGAGACCGGCAACGCGGTCGGCGTCGCAATGGGCTGGGGTCCAAACAATTTCTCGGTCCCGCTGTCTGCCGATGGCTATCTGCCAGCCACGCACTACGGCCTGCATTCGTGGGTTGAGCCGTGGTTTAAGGATCTCATCGAGAGCGGCGAATACCCACCGCAGTTGGCCGAATCAGACATTACCGAGCAGCAGTATCAGGACATGCTGGCCGTGCTGGTCTACTCATTCTGGGATGACTATGTCGGGCACTGGGATGCCGTGCTTGCCGAACAGGGATTGGAGATCGCGGACGAAGAGCCTGAGCCGGAACCGGAACCTGAGCCAGAGCTAAATTGAAGCGAAAAAAAGCCCCGGTGACTAGCCGGGGCAACACCTAGAGTAGAGTCAGCGCATGGTAAGCGGTGGCTTAAATTTAGGCAAGTCTCCAGACACGCACTCCCTTAATCCTATTTTCTATCACCGCTTTTGCTTTGACCTTGTAGTTGAACTTCGCGGCTAAACTCGCTGCTGTCTTAATAACAGGCCGGCTATCAAGCGTGGGGATGAAGAAACTATCCCCTACCGCCATGCCACCCATCGCTACATCAAGGTTCCACCGCAGCACGCTGCACGGCTCCAGCTAACGCTTTCTGGATAGCCTCGCTCTCGTCCTCAGAGCACCGGAACAACAGGCAGTCCGTAGGCGGTGCTACCAGCCCGGTGTCCGAGAGCAGGCGCTTCTTCTTAGGTCCCAGGTATCGGAACGGCGCGGAAGCGCTCTTGCACTCCTCCAGTGCCGTAGCCATCGTAAACTGCCGATCCACGCAGTAGTCCCTGAACGCCTTCTTGGCTATGTACATCATCGACGGCGTGCCAACCTCAAGCCGTGCAACGACTCGACTGTTGCGAGGCTCGTGGAATACCGCAGACGCCGTAAACGGGTTCATCTCGTTCAGGTTCACGCCGACGATGCCGTTGTGGTTCTCCAGCAGGAAGTCACCCAGCAGCGAGTTCGAGTCGTGGGTTTCGTCCTTGATGACGTCCCTGTTGCCCAGCAGCTTCTTGATCGCCCACTGCTGCAGGTTCTCGATGTCTAAATCATGCAACCCAAGAGACTGTGAAATGCGTCCAGCGACTAGCACGATCGCGATGACTGCGACGATGAATCGCTCCTCCATGCGCTTGCCGGCCTGCTGCCAGATGATATCCCGCTGCTTGTCGATCAGACGCTGCAGTCGATCTTTGTTCTTCACCAGCCACTGCGCGTACACGGGTCCGGCGACGCCGTAGTTGTCCATCATCCGCGCAAAGATCTTGTCGCCGTCTGGGATCTCTACCCGGTCGACCTCCAGTTCGATCATTCGCATGAGTTCGCCGTCAGCCCTAGCCTTCATTTTGGCTAGCTTGCTGACCATCGAGGCGTTGCTGTTCGAGACGTTGATCAGCGACCAGTAGGTGTTGTTCGACCGCAGGCGGTTGGTCTGCCCCTCCATGCGGTCCTTGCCCTTGCCGTGCGTCGTCGCGTAGACCATGTCGGACACGTCTTCCGGGCGCAGGTTGGTCATCTCGTCAGACCCGGCGCACAGGTTGTTCAGCACGCCAAACTTGTGATCTCTGGCGTTCACGGTGTCCTTGGAGTTTATCAACGTCTCCCGAGGGTGGCCGAACACACTCATCGCGATCTGCGTAGCCGTCGTCTTACCCGTGCCCGACTCGTTGCTCAGCAGGTTAACCGTAACCCCAGCGATGCCGCTGAACGGAACCAGCGGAGATCCAAAGCCGCATAGCGCGGCGAACTGCAGCGGCTCCATGCCGGGTCGAGCCAAAGCGTTGATGACAGTCTTCCATTCTGTCAGTGAGCCGACAGGCTCGAACAGGTGGATGACTTCTGAGGTCGCGCTCGATGCTGGGTTGTGCAGGATCTTATTCGCCGTATACACCCGGTTGCCGACTACGAAACCGTCGCGCCGTGGTGTCCAACCAAACTGAAGCCGTGCTTCACGCGCTTTGCCACGCATCTGAAGATCTTTTGTGTAGCGTATTGCGTACGACATTATCAACTCCATCTGCTTCTTGCTGCCAGCGATGCCCTGTTTGCCGGCGGTTGTCTTGAACTTATCAGGAGAATGAATATCTGCCAATGGTATGGAAAATTCACGTTCACCGTCATGCGGTAGTATCAACTTGAACACGACCACTTCGCCTGCCTGCGGATCGTTGAGGCGTTGTGTGGCGTAGAAGTCGTGCTCGTACACCAACTCTTCGCTCTTCTCGCCGTCCGCGTCCTCTCCCTGCTTGTAAACGCCACCGTGCTTGCCTCGAAAGTACGGGAACGGCGGCGAATAGTTGACGTTGGGTGGAGGGTTCAGCACCTCTGGCTTTTCAACTGTTTCGGCGGTCAGTTCGACTTCCGCGATCACGTCGATCTGCTCCGGGTCGACCTCCTGCACCTCGGCGCGCGCTATGGCCCGGCCCAGCACGATCGGGCTTTTGACATTGTGCGGGCAGCCTTCGCATAGCTCCGGTGCTTTGGTTCTGAATGTGGCGCAGGTGTGCGGGTATTCTGCACCAGACGCCTTGCGCTCTGTCTCGTTGTAGTCGTACTCCGGGTGCTTGCACGACATCTTGTGGATCGCGGTATCCCGGTCCTCGCAGTGCTGGGCGATGGACAGTGCGCTGTACCAGAGCGGTTCCGGCACGTTCTCCTGATCGAGCAGCACATGCTTGATCGCGTTGCATCCGGTGCCAGCCAAGCTCGACTTCGCGATGATCGAGAAGCGGGATATCTGATTGCCCAGCAGCCCTTGCATGATGGGGCTGATAGGGGCCGCAGGGCGCTCGACTGGGCGCTTCTCGACAGGCGGGGCTACCTTCGTGCGCTGGAGCGCTTCAGCGAACTCCTGCAGCGTGATAGCGGTGCCGAACCGTAGGACATCGACATCGCGTGGAGCATCGAGATCCTTGAAATTGTGCGTGCCCGGTATGCGTAGCACGCGCGCTGCGTCGTACAACGGCGTACCTGGGTCGTAGCCGAAGTCAAAGTGCTGCGCCACTGCCATGAAGTGCTTGGCGACTGGCATCCAGTCCTCAACCTCGACTGCTTCTGCCAGCACCCAGTAAACGTGCAGGCCGTAGCCGCTCGACACAAGCGTCGGGTAGGGTATGCCCACCTGCGAGCAGAACTCGCCCAGTGCGGCGCGTGCGTCGTCCAGCGTGGAGTACTTTTTGTTGTCACCCCAGTCCAGATCCATGAAGAACGTCTTGATCCACCCGGCGTTGTCTGCCGTGCGGCGCTTCACATCACTGAATGTTGCTATTGAAAAGTAAGCTTCTTTCTTCTGCGAAACATACGAACGGACAACTCTAGGTATTTCGCGAACTTCATTTAGGAATATATGAGTGGGTCTGTTTTCTTTTACCTTCCCACCTTCCAAGAAAAACACGCAGTACCTGCCGTAATGCGGCAGTACACTGCGTAGAAAGGTATCTACGCGATTCATGCTGCGCCCCCGAGGGTAAAAGGGCGAGGTTGTCATCCTCGCCCTTCACAAATATCAGCCAACCCGTTCGAGGGCTGATATCAGTCGTCAGCCCAATCGTCGATCAGCGATTTCAGTTCATCCTCGCTATCGTCCTGCGGCTTAGCCGCAGCAGCCGGCTTCGTTCGCTTGGTCGGCTCAGCGAAGATAGCATCAAGTTCTTCCTCGCTCTCCTCGACAACCGGCGCAGGCTTGGCAGCGCGCGTAGCTTTGGCAGTCTTAGCTGGCGGTGCTTCGACTTCGTCGTCCGCATCATCCGCGAACGGCGTGCCTTCGACACTGCGATCTTGCCGCTTCATATCAAACGAGCGAGGTCCGATATGGTCGGCGACTTCGGAAGATTCCACAAGCCGATTCACGACTTCGAGTTCCTCCTTCGTGATCGGGCGAACTGCTTGGAACAGCAGTTTCGGCACCGGGCTCTTCACGTCGAATTTGAACTCGGTGATGACCCGCTCGATGGCGATCTTGAAGCCCGCCAGTTTCCGGGCGTACTCCTGCAGGCTGCTGTACCGCCCTGCGCCTTCGCCAAAGATCGAGGTCGCTGGGATGTTGATTCCGTACACGCCACCTTCGATGTCGCCATCGAGCACGACTGCGAGCCGTGCGCTGTACCGGCAGGCGCGGCTGTTGTTCTTGCCGGAACCCTTGATGTTCTGCGGGCAAGTCGCGCACGACTTGGCTTGCGGCTCCGGGGCCTTGCCTGCTGGCGAGACGCCGTCGTCAGACCAGCATACGGGCGAGGAGTCCACGCCGTCGACATACTCACCGTCGTAAAACGTGCGCGCGAACGTGGGCGCAGCGCCGACAACGATGAAGTTCATGGAGCGGTCTTCGTTTACCGCCAGTTCCTGCCCGCCGACGATCATGCGGAACACGGAGCCCTTGATGCTGATCCGGCGGGAATCGCTTCCACCAGCCAGCGCAGCGGTCGTGGCACTGGCACCATTGTCAATCAGGTACGCAGGAATCCGCGCATCCGAGGCGAACAGACTCAGTTCTTTGCTCATTCTTCTACTCCGGGGTTATTGACCTGCTCGCTTTCAGATACGAAATTCTGAAGCGTGCTTTTCTTGAAGAACACCTTCCGACCGAGACGGACGAAAGGCAGTTTGCCCTCGCGCTTCAACTTGTGAATCGCTGCGGGCGACAGTCGCAGCATGTCTGCGGCTTCTTTCGTGGTGAGGATATCGATCTCGTTCATTTGTTGCTCCGTCTCACAGTTATCGTGTATTCGCTATTGACATTTACGGGCGGTTTAGTGTCTGGGTTCTCCTCCAGAAACTGCTTCATGTTACCCTGATGGACACGCCGCTCCACCAGATCATAACCGTCAGGCCCGAGATCCACCAAGAAGTTTTTGAACTCATCCCAGTTGGCAGCCCAGTACCGCGTTTTGATAGAGCGGATGACGGTTCCGCTTTTGGTTTTCAGGCTTTCCGTGCCTGTTTCGTTGGCGATCTTCAGCAACGCGCCGCGAATGACATCGAGCTTAGCATCAAGCTCGCCGACCTGCTTCTCGTGCTCACGCACCAGAGCGTCCTTGGTATCGCGGATCTTGATGAACACTTTAACCAGTTTCTCAGTATCCATGTCGTGCTCCAGCAATCTAGGTATGTATGGCTTCTTCGTACAGTGACGTTAGTAGTTTCTGTGTCACTTCGCGTGATTCTAGCGCATCATATAGTTTCTTTTCAACTGGTGATCCATATATTTTTATTATCGTCATTTTGTTCTTCTGCGACGGGCGGTTGATGCGCTCGTTCGCCTGCAACCACGTCTCGACAGACGCCACAGGCCCGAACCACACGATCGTATCCGCAGCCGTCAGCGTGACCCCGTGCGAGGCCGACTGGGGCTGGATGACCAGCACCCGAGGATCTTCTGTCTGCTGGAAGTCATCGAATATTCGGCGTCGCGCATTCAGCGACACGGCACCACTGATCACTTCAGTGCTTATCCCAGCTTTGCGAAGCGCGTCCGTCACGATGTCGATCGCGTGCCTGAACGGAACAAACACAAGCGTCTTCGCCGTGGCGTTCTCGACGATGTCGATGACCTCCTGAATCCTAGCGCTCGCGTCGAACTGCACGACCTCGCCAGTATCGGAATACACCGCACCTGCTGACAGTTGCAGCAACTTGTTCATGCCCGCCGCTGCGTGGACTGCAGTGATCTGCTCGCCTGCTGCTTCAATCAACGCCCGCTTTTTCATCGCCGCGTAGAACTTCGCCTGCTGCGCGCTCAAAGGCACCAGTCGCGTCTGGTACGTCACTGGCGGCAGGTCGAGGCAGTCTTCTTTGGTGAACCGGATCGCCGGCTGCAACGCGAGGTTCACCAGCTTCGTGGATCGGGGATGCGGTTCCCACCGAAACGCGGAGAGCTTGACCATGACCGCGTCGCGCCACGCGCCAAAAAACTTGGGAACATTCTGAGGTACGGTCATCTTCGCGAGGCCATAGGCATCCAGCGGCGACTGCGCGGCGGGCGTACCTGTCAGCATCCAGACTTTCGTGCTGGGCGTGATGAGGCTGTTGGTTGTTTTCCATCGCCGAGTCGTAGCAGTCTTAACGTAGTTCGCCTCATCGATGACGATCAGGTCGAACCCATACGCCGCGAGTTCCTTGCGAACAACTGGGACGCCGTCGTAGTTGATGATGACGAACTCGTAGTCACCCGCGAGCACCTTCTGCCGTTGTTCGCGAGATCCATGACAGATCGCCGCCGTGCGGTGCATGGCCGTGCGGAAGATCTCATCGAGCCACGTCGGCATGACTGACACGGGGCAGAGCACCAAGACGCGGGTTACGTCCTTCTTGCGCAGCAGATAGTCTGCCGCCCAGATGACTGACTTGGTTTTGCCAGTCCCTTGCGAGTTGAAGCAGAACGCCCTTGGGTGCGCGGCCAGAAACGCAGCAGTCGTTTTCTGGTGCTCGTAGGGTTTCTCAAATCCGGGCCAGTCGTACTCGCGTTCGATGGGCGCGAGCATTTTACGCACGCCAAGCGACGAGAGCTTGCGTGCGTTCTCCAGCGTCCAGTGAATCAGTACTTTGTGCAGGCCGTTGGTAGTCTGCCCAACGACTGCACTTTTTCCGATGTTGTTCGTAATCAGGTCAGGGGATTTTACCGTTAGCAGCACTGCCCGGTTGTCGATTATTTGCATGACATACTCTAGGTTTCATCAAGGCGCACTACTTTATTTTAGCGTTTTTTGTGCGCTTGTACGATCTATTTTTGTTGGCATCCACTGCGCGCAGATTGCCGCGCCCGTTGCCGCCGCCCTTCGATAGCGGGCGCTTGTGGTCGACATCCTTGCCGTCGCCCTTCTGGACGAGGCCTTCTTTTTTCAGTTGATACCGCGCACGGTTGCGGGCCGCGCGCCGCGCCTTCACTTCAGGCTGGCCGTCATACTTGCGTTCGAGGTCGTATCTGCGTGGGTTGCGGGGCATATGCACCTCAGTGAACAGTTGAAGATCCGTCTTCAGCTAGCGTATCAAAATATTGGTTGATCGAATCGACGATCCGCTGCGTTAGCGCTTCAATTTGTTTTAACGACAGCAGTGTGGATCGCTGCCCACCCTGCACCCACAAGCCGCCATCAGGCAGTAGCATGACTTTGATGATGGCAATCGCGTTTATGTGGTCGAGCAGGGCGTCTTCAGGTGCTGTCACTTTGTCGAGCAGCGCCTTTACTGTTTCGTCGTCAATGTCGTTGAACACTTCGCGCCTCCACCGTTGTACTCGCACGTCGTGACTGGGCACCACTGCTTGCATAGTCCATTCTGTTTCGCCGGCCAACTGTCGTGCTCATCCGCCGCCGCCAGTAGGTCTGCATCGGCGCACCACTTTGCCCAGATAGCCGGTGCGTCCTCCACGTTGTACACGCTCTTCACCAGCACCTTGGCCGCAGTGAACAACAACGCACCGCGCACGACCTTCACGCTCGGAAAGTGCGCGAACGTCATTATCGCCATCAGTTCTAGCTGGCGTTTGTCCGGGTACTTGGCGCTGCCAGTCTTGTAGTCCACGCACCAAGCGAGTTTATCGTTAACGACCAGCAGGTCTGCAACGCCACGGTACAGTGCGCTCTTGTCGAAGAACTTGACGGGCTGCATGTCGCGCGTGACGCCCATCTTGTACTCGCAGAGCTTGGCACCGGGCAGCGCTTTGAGTCGATCCAGCGCCGGTTGTAGCTTGCTGAGATCCTCCGGCAACGGCTCGTCGTACCCGACGTACCGCTCTGCTTTCTCGTGGACATAGTTCCCGTACAGGATCTGCTCTGACTGGGTGAACGGGATCAGGTTGAGCACCTTCTCGACGTGGTGCTTCCGGGGGCAGGTGTGGAACGACTTGATCGAACTGAACGACGTGGGCAGAACAGCCATTATTTCGCATCCCCGTAAGTGTCCGCGATGTCGCCTTTGCCCCAGGTTATCAACTCAGGGAACCACGAGACGCCTGCGCGCATCACGTCCAACATGTAGTCCAACGCCTCCTGCGCATGCTCCTCTGGCTCGACCAGAACGATCTCGTCGTGGACTGTATGCACGACCGCGTAGCGCTTCTGCACAGTGAGGATCATATCTGCCATGACTTCGCGCGCGAGGTGCTGGACGCAGTTCTCCACCACCTTCGGCCCGGAGATGAACGTCTTCTTCGACCCGGTGCCGTACACCCAGCGCTTGCCGCCGCGTATCTCATCCGGCTCAGTGCGAAGGTCCGGGTAGTGTATGAACCCCTGCGGCGTCTTGATGCCACCCTTCGCCGTGACGCACAACCCCCACGGGTCGAGTTTAACACCCCCCTTGCCTTGCGCGATCAACTTCAGGCACTCACCTGCTCGCGACCAACCGCGCACAATGGAAGCATAGCGAGCGCGCCAAACCGTCACGGTGTCCTTGCTCTCAGTTTCCGAAAGCTCGACGCCACCCATGATCCTAGCAATGTTACGAAATGTTACATGCCCAGCACCGAACTGAAGACCCAACTGGGCGACCTTGCCCAACTGGCGCTCCTTCGACGTAATGTCACCCGGTGTTTTCTTGAAAAGCTTCGCCGCGAAGTCACGGTACAGGTCCGCTTCGCCGGGATCTTCGTCGTACAGCGCCATGCTGGCCTTCACCTTCCACAGGTAATGGCTCATGCGCAACTCGATGCCAGACAAGTCCGCAACGACGACCTTGCTACCAGTCGGCGCACGCAGGCAGCGACGCAGCGCATCCGACAACTTGGGCCTCGATGGATCGACGCGCGCGAGGTTCTGCTGGTTGAGACCCATCGCCCCGCTCCAACGCCCGGTGTTGTCGGCCCCGTAGTAGTTCAGCGCGATCGGCATCGTGCCGCCCGTCGCAGCGGCCACCTCGAGGAAGTTCTGTATCCGGGTGCCAAGCATGGTGCTCTTGACGCCCAGTCTCGCGGCTGCCAGCGCCGCAACGTCCGGGTTCTCGTGCTCGACCAGCGACTGCATGCCCTCATCGGTCTTGGACAGGGCGGGGATCATCTTCTCTGGGTTGGCAGGGGAGGGCTTCATCGGCACCTCGACACCTTTCATCTTCAACAGGTTGCTGAAGTTCGCCGAACTCGCCAGCATCTTGCGCGCCTGCTCAATCGCCGCCTCGTCATCCTGCTCCGCGAACGGATAGATGTCGGTGCCGATCTCCAGCAACACCTTACGCTGCGCGGCAGCCAGCGCGTCCGCCGTGTTACGCAGCAGGTCCACATCCACTTCAAACGCCGGGCGCACCAGCATCTGGACGGTGGCATGGATCAGGCGCAGCGAGCGAGGGTCTACCAGCGGCAGCAGTTTCTTGAACAGTGCAAAGCAGATGTCGGTGTCGCGCTGGTTGTACGCTGTCATCGCCTCGCGCTCTGACTCAGTGAAGTCGGCGAGCCGCTTGCCCTTGGTGTTGGTCGCCTCAAGGTCGAGCTTGGAGCCCAACGAGAAGTGTTCAGCCAGTGCTTTGAGACTGCCACCTGCAGTCTTCGCAAGCCCAGCCTGCCGGGCCATCGCCAGCGTGCAGCCCCAGAGTTTAGGCGCAACACCCAGCCGCCACGCCAGCAGCATCGAGTCGAACCCACTCATGTTGTGCCCGACGACGATACTCGTATCGACCGGCAGTGCTTCCAACGCCCAGCGCACGTTGCGCTCGCCGAAAAAGACTTCTGTGGGGCCGTCGTTGAACTTGATCGCAGCCGACTGGATCTCGGTGTCCGGGTGCAGGCAGTACACGATAGGATTCATAACCGACAGACTATGCGTCTGCGACCAGTACGTCTCCAGATCAACCGTGATGATGTTCAAAGCAGTTCCTCTAGGATGCTGAGTAGTTCGTCGACGTTGTGCCGATCAATCACCAGTGCGATGCCGTCAGCGTCGTCGATCTGTGCCAAGTTGTATTTTTGCAGTTCTGTTGGCGGGTTCTTGCTGGCGTCGTACTTCACCTCTATGCCGATGAACCGCCCATTGTAGCATGCGACGATATCTGGCACCCCTGATCGACCGAATCCGTTGGCGACCGGGTAGAAGTAGTATGCACCCAGTGACTTCAGCTTTTTGACTACTTTCTCTTTTACTTTCTTCTCTGGCGTAGTCGCCATGTTATCCCCGATACTCGCGGGGATCATCACCTACTGCCATGCGCAACCACCAAATGGCTTTGCGGAGATCCTCATCCCCACCCTTGTTACGTTCGCGCCAGATGTACTGTAGCGCCTGTTGCTTGCATCCCCCACGAAACTCTTCTTCTGTCAGTGACGCCCGCATCGCATCGACGCACTCGATGTCGCCTTGGTTATAGTGCAGTGGTCTGTCCACTACGTCAAAGTCATCACTTGTCACCAGCATCACGCCTGACCTCTGCTTCCAGTTTAGCCAACTTATTCATCAGCATATTGATCTCTATGCGGCGTTTAACGGCTGGGGCGAGTTGTTCCATAGCTGCGCGTATTCGTTTCAGCAGTTCTTCGTCTGTCATGTTGTCCCTTTAGCTGCATAGTCAACTCGGCAACCTGTAGTTTAAGCCGAAACACTTCATCCCGCAGCTTGTCTATCTGCTCATCTGGCGTGAGGCCGTGATCAACGCATACCGCGCAATACTGATCGCCTCTGGCACCGGGGATCTTGTGGTAGCAGCGCAGGCAATAGGCTGTCATCGCTGCTTAAACATCGCGTTGGTTTCGGCCAGCTCGGCCCGGAGTTTGTTGCGCTCGTCCATGAGACGGTCATGCATTTTGGTTGCGACATCCAGCAGGGCATTCAGGCGCTCGACCTCGGCGCGGAGGGTATCGCGCTCTGCTATGAGTGAGTCATAATGCGCAATCAGCGCCCGAAGCTGACTCGCATCAACTTTCACGCGAGGCAATCCAACAGTCATGCCGGCGCTTTGAGTGTTGTAAGCGTCGCTTACAAGCCGGCGGAGCGTGTCATGGCTCATCTTTCAAATACCCCATGTCCATAATTGTTCCGCGTAGCGCCAGTGCGTAGCCATGCAAATCCCAGTCGGTTTTTCTGTTTTTTGATAGCCGCAACATGGCGGCGGCTATCTCAGCAACTATGTTTAACGCCTCATCCATGTCCCGTACTGCGGAAACCATTCCGTTAAGCGCCACCTGATCTTTTGTGCGCCAGTTGCCAGGCGCGAGGGTAATTTCTCCAATTCGGAAGAGCGTCTCGGCCATACGCTCAGCATCGTTATAGATTTGTGCATAGCCTGCGCACGGGTCGCCGCCGTCCGGCATCATGCAATCTGGAAGAGTGGAAATGCTCTTGTTGCGCTCCGCCGTCAGCCGCTCGACCTCGGCGGTCAGGCGCTCGACCTCATCCTCTGCTTCGACAATCCGGTAGGCGCACTCGTCCAGATCGTCTTTTATCTTGTCCACAAGCGCAGCGGCGCGTTGTCGTTGTTCCAAATTTAATTTTACGTCGCTCATCGCTTGCTCCTCTCGTGCCATGCGACAAGCGCATCCTGCGCGGCTGCGATCTGGTCTATTATTTCTTTATCCGTTGGTCGCGGATAGTCGAGTTGCCCGAGCATGTAGGCACACGCAGTATCTAGCGCAAGCTCTACCTGATCGAATAGCTCCTCCGGAAGTCCGGCGTTCGACGTCAGGCGCTCGATGTCCAACGACATCTCGCCACCGCAGCAGTTTTGTAGGCCGCATTCAGGGCATCTCATCGTTCTGCTCCTCCTCTGCCATCTCAGCGACGGTCGCACCGCCGCATCCGCACCCGTAGCCGTCGCAGCACCAATACTGCTGGGCTCGGCGGGCGATGCGGTCCTCTGTGCGCAATTGGTCGTCGTCGGCGTCGTAGTCGTCTGCGTAGTCGTAGCGCATCACTCCTCCTCCTCGATCTCTTGCACATCGACTCCGACGGTCAGCATGGCTCGCGCACAAAGCTCTGCCATCTGGTCGTTTGCGGCATCTAGGCTCACCGTTATAACAATGTCAGCGCCGCTAAATGACGGATCAGTGGGAACACAATGGACGTGATATCTGGGCATGATCACTCCTCCATCGTCGACATGCGACGGATGCAAGCCCAGTCGCAGCGGCTCAGGTTAGGGTTATTTTGGCGATGCTCGCTCACGAGCCGGGCAATCTCGGCCCGCTCGGCAGCGTGCTGTTCATTGAGCGCGGCTTGCCGTTGGTTGTACTCAATGCGCTCGTCGATCCTGCCGGGATCGAGCCATTCGAGGATCGCGCCGCCGAATATCGCGATGGTCAAAAGAGTAACGGCCAAAATCAGATCAGATAGGTTGCTCATGACTCACTCCGTTCCGCGTACATATTGTAGTAGCCCGTTTGATCGGACATTTTCCAACGCAGTGCCATCACTGCGATGTCTGCATTATTATAGGCTTCTTGTAGTTCTTTGCACTTCTTTTTTTCTGCGTCAGCCTGTTTGCTCCTATTCTTTCGCATCCTCGCTCTGTCTCGCAGGACTTTTTCGTCCTCGCACTGCTGACAGATGCTGCTGGCAAACCCATCAACCCGGCGGGCCATCTCGACGGCCAATCGACGGCCTCGGCACCGCCCGCAGATCTTCGACGCCTGAACGCCCAGCTTAAAAACCCAGCCAGATACCGTGCCTGCCGACACCGCGTAGCGTTCAGATAGCTCGCGCACCGTGCTGCGCTCGACCTCTGCCCGGATCGCATCGAGGTCGCCATTGTGCTGCCGGCCCATAACGGATCGCGTGACATGGAACACGCCACCAGCGTCATCGTCCCCGGCTGGGGCCTCGCCGGGTTTGCTGATCACGCCCGCCCGAATCAGCCATCGCCTTGCGGTCTCCTTCGCAATCACGAAGTGCCTCGCCAATGCGTGCAGGTCGTTCTTCACTTCCCTTGCCTTAGCTCGCACAACGTCATCCCCCGGATAGCGCAGGTTCGGTGCAGGCCGTTTGGCCTGCACGTATTGGTTGTGGGGTTTGGTGATGCGCCCGATCATGAGCAGATCGACCATACACGGCCCGTCATTGGCTTGCCGTCCAGTGTCATGCCAGAGCCAGCAGGTAGGATGTTGAGCGTGGTCCCGCCCGCCTTAACCGTCCGGGCCTCGCACAGTGAGCCCAGTGCGACGGTCCCAGCGATCGTGATCTGGCCGGCCTTGACGCGAAACACGACGTTAACCGTGGTCGAAAGGATCGGCGGTTCGGGCTTCACGGGCGGCTTAGGCGGCTGAACGGGCGGCGTCACGGGCTCTGCTGGGATCTGCCGCGAAACTGTGTTCGACCAACTGGAGCTTTCCCCGCCGTTGTTGGTCACGAGCGCCTGTATGCAGTAGGTTTTTCCAGTATCAAGGCCGGTGATCGTGCCGGACGTTGCAGGCATCGGAAATTCCTTCTCGCCCAGCTTCGTGCCGAACGCCCCACCCGTTTTGCAGATGCTCCACTTAACCCGCGTGCTTTTCAGCGCGTCGGGTCCAGAGGCGGGGATCGCCGATCCATCCACCTGCTTGGTCGGCAACTGCCAGTTGATAGCGGCATCAGCCGCAAACACGCCCGCCGACACCGCACACAAACCAATTCCAATCAACTTTTTCATAATTACCTCGCGTGGACAACGTAGTAAATCTGGGACTTAGAAACCTCGAACTTCTCGGACAGCCGATCAACAGTCAGCATGTTCATATCTGCAACATGGTACGACCGCTGCTCTGCCAGCCGCTGGATCTCCCGGCGCACCGCAGCCAACACCACCCTCTGCTCCGCAGTCGGTTTGGCAACGCTAGCTGCCTCGGCGTTCAACTCCTCCTCTCGATCTCGCAGGTCAAGCAACTGCCAGTCGATGTCGAGAATTTTTTGTGCGAGCGTCAACTTGTCGCGCCACAATTGGCGGATCAACCGCCGGTCATCGTCAGTCAGCACCCTCATCGCTTTGCGGACGTAGCTCATGTCAGTGCCTCGTCATCGGTCGGGCCAGGTACGGTCAGAACGTACTGGCCGGGGGTCTGCCCCA